CACTGCTCCAGCGCCTGGATATGACTGAACCGCCTGGCGTACTTGCACTCGATCCCGAACGGCTCAGCCACCACGTCCAGGTCGTGCACGTGCCGGGCGACCCGGATGACCCGGAAGCCGCGGAACCGTTTCGCGATCCTCCGCTCGAACCCTTTCCAGTCGCTGCTCTTTGCCATCCCTCATCCTACCGCTTTTTCGGCTCGTCTTCAACGATCTCCAGGTTCTCGATGAAGCTCTCCGTGCTCGGTGGCTGTCGCTTCTCCGGTTCCGGTGCCTGGACGGGCTCGTCGTAGGTGTTCAGCTGCTCGGCCGGATCGCCCCCTGGGACCGTGTTCTCCGCTCGCAGCCGCTCGTACAGCCGGGCGATGGTTGGCCGTCGGTCGCTCGGCTGGGGAGTCGTCCGGAGCGGGGGCTCCTCCGGCCATATTTCCGGGAGCACTACGTCCCGCTCGAAGTGCGGGTTGTGCTCGACGTCCTCGCTGGAGCTGTCGTTGCCCGCCCGCCAGGCCGTTGTATCGAAGGGGAGGATACCGACCCCGCGGATGCGGAGCCGGTATTCGTCCGTCAGCATCCAGCGGTCGATATCCTCAAAGACGACCGTGTCCCCGGCGTGCACGTTCTGCCGGGCCACGACCGCCGCGGTCCTTGTGTTCACCAGCGCCACCGTGACGCCCGCCTCCGGTACGTTATACCGTGGCATGTTGACGATCAGCCGCCCCATGGCCTACCAGCCGACACGCTCGACAGGAATGACGCGCTGCAGCGCCAGTTCCGGGTCGATGATCACCTCGAAGTGAAGATGCTCTCCGTCCGAGATCCCTGTGTCGCCCTGGATCCCGATCCGGTCCCCGGCCTGGATCTCCAGGCCCTCGTGGACGAACGTCTGCTTCATGTGGCCGTACAGCGTGTACACGCCATCGCGATGCTCGATCGTGATCATCCCGCCGTAGACCGGGTGGCCCTTCCATCGAGGACCTCCGTCCGGTGGGATCCAGTGCTCGACGACCGTCCCGTCCGCAGCGGCGAGAATCTCAGCACTGATCGGCCCGACGATGTCCATGCCCTTGTGTAGTTTCTCCACCCCGCCACCCATCGGGCTTTTGCGGACGCCCATGTGCGAGGTGATCCGGAACTCCGCCATCGGTGGCAGCAGTTCCAGCGCCGCGGCCTCTGCCCGCCGCTTCTCCATGATGTGGTTCTCCATCTGTTCCAGCGCCGCCTGCTGCCGCGATATCTGCGCCAGCAGGACCGCCTTTTCCTGCTCTTTTTTCGTATGTTGGGCCATCAGTGCCGCGATGAAGATCACAGCGAACAGGCTGAGACCCAGGACGATTTCGTCCAGTCTTCTCATGCTTGGCCTCCCTCACGTCTGGGTACCGAATACCCTCGGATTGGTAATGCCCGGCGCGGTCCTCCGGGTGAGTTCCCGGCTACATACCCGTGCCTTTTCCTCGTAACCGGCCACCAGCGGCTTCAGCAGCTGGTAGTACGTCTCGGCTTCGAGGAACCGTCTCTCCGCATCATGGACGAGCCTCGTCATCTTGGCCCAGTCCTCTTTCTCTCTGCGGGATTTGCAGGTCTCTGGTGCGTACTTGACGATCGCCATCGATAGCGAGAAGTCGTAGGTGGCCTTCGTCACCGTCCGCTCGATGTCCGCCTTCGCCAGCTCCCAGGACGCGTACGCCTGGAAGCCGATGAACACCTGCATCGCGTGCAGCAGCTCCTGACCCGTCAGGTCGGAGACGTTGCGCTGATCGAAGTCCTCGGCGAATTCCTTCTCGTTTTCGGTAGGTTCCCTGGGGATCGGTAGCTCGCGCTTGAGCACCTCCGCCATCGCCCGCTGCGTCGACCTATACTCCTGAACCTGCGGCTCGTCGACTGTTTCTGATTCCATTCCAATACCCTCCAAGATCGAAAAAGTCATTAAAACAGATCGCCTGATACGGACAGAACCGCCCCTCGCTGCTCGTCCGGCAGTCTCGCGGCGGTAGTCTCTGCGCCCGTAGACAGGCCCATATTCGATCGGCCTTGTCCAGCATCCGCTGGACGACCGTCTCGTTCCTCTCGACCAGAAACTCCTTGATGTCCTGGTCGTCTTTGTTTTCGTACTGAAAAATCACGCCGGAACACTCGAACTCGTGGCAATAGAGCATTCCCTGTTCCAGGTCCGGCTGCGGCGGCTGGCGCAGGCTCTTGAACCGCCCGGAGCGCATGCTCTTCAGCTCCAGGATCCACCGCCGATCCGCCAGTTCGACGATGCCGTCGGTCTTGCCCTTGATGCCGTGCTCCTCATCGGTGAACCGGCGCTCGGTGTCCTCCTCGCTCAGCTTGCCCATCGCCTGGTAGTAGTGCTGCATCCGCTGGTGGAAGGACTTCCCGTTGTCGAACACCCGCTGCAGCTTCGCCCCGACAGTCTGTTCCCCCGGGGCCTCCAGCATGGCGTACACCGTGCGCCGCGGGCACTGGCTCAGCGTCGAGGGCCAGAGGTACTCCTTGCTGTGCGTTCGTGCGTCCTTTTGGTAGGTGGTCCCGAGCCAGAAGTCCAGGTCCGCCACCAGGCTGATCTCCCCGCGCTGGGCGACCGCCTTCAGTAGCTCATGCAGCGCCATGCCTGCGATTATACCCTGCCCGGACAGTTTTCTAACAGCCCCAGAAACGTCTCGTAGTCCAGGGTCACCGTCCGGGTGTTCCGCAGGTCGTTCACCAGCAGCCACTCCTTGCCCACGCTCTCGGCCTCCGCCCGGATCTTGGCGAGCGTCCCCTCGTTGATCCGGAACGATATTTTGTCGGTACGTTTGCACTCCACCAGCCACTGCTCGGCCACCACGTCTCCCGGATAGCCGCCCTGGTTGCCACTACCCGCTCGCCTGCGGCCCTTCAGATCCTTCGCCACCTGGTTCTCCTGCTCCAGGCTCGCCGCCTTCCGCTCCTTCGCCGTCGCCGGGAACTTCAGGTATTTCGGCGTTCCATGTTGTGAGACACTGCTCATGTAGATCCTCCATCTGATCGTCGGACAGGCCGTCCAGCCACGTCACCACGCTGTCCACCCCTTGGACCCGTTCTCCGCTGTGCATCTCCAGAGGATCCGTCGACTCCGGGATTGTGTACCAGGACCCTGACCGCTCGACGATCCCTGCGCGCAATAAAAAAGGGACATACTCCAGGCGAGAAAAGTCGCCGGGAATATGCCCCTTGTAGTCCTGTATGAATACCTCAAACTCGCCGGTCCGGTGCGGCACGCTGACCTTGCTCTTCTTCACGTAGAACCCGACCCGCAGCCCGTACTGGTCCTCGTTCGGATCCTCATCCTTTGGGATCTTCAGCTCCTTGCGCGCCATGAACTCGATGGCCAGGGCGTCCGCGTACTCCTTGCCGCGGCCGCCGGGTGTGGTCTTCTTCGGCCTGAACCCGCTCAGGTCCAGGTAGATGTGGTTGATCAGGATGACCGTCGTGTGCGTCCCATGGCGCGCGGCCCAGTTCAAGGCGCTCTGCAGCTTGCGCACGCCCTTGTTGCCCATGCGCGCCTTGACGCCGGTCTCCAGCTGCTCCATCGAGCGCTCGATCTCCTGCTGCGCCGGAACCATCCCGAGGGAGTCCAGCACCAGCAGGGAGAACTCGTTCGTGCGGATCAGCTGCTCCAGCATGTCAAACGCCTGGTTGCCGGTGTCCGGCTTGCCCAGATACAGGGAGGAACAGTCCACGCCGATCGCCTCGGCCCAGTCCTCGTCCCAGGAGTTCTCCGCGTCGATCCAGCCGACCAGCCGGTCTCCGAACGCCCTCTGGTAGTTCTTCACCTGGCGCAGGGAGACCAGCGTCTTGCCGCTGGACGGATAGCCGAAGAACTCGACGATCCGGCTCACTGGCAGCCCTCCGCCGATCCCCCAGTCCAGCGAGGCACTGCCGGTCGATACGCGCCGGGATACCGTCAGGTCCGAAGCCCGTCCGATGATCCCCGGGCCGAACTGCCGGTTCAGCGCCTCGCTCAGTTTTTCCATCTTGTCAGCCACGGGAGTACCTCGTCGTCTTCATGTCATAGACCTGCCCGTTGGGGAACACCAGACGAACAGGCCGCTCGTCCATGTCCTCGACCTTCAGGATCTTGCCGTCCGTGATATAGATCGTGATGCGGTTCATCTCGCGCATGCGATCGATCACCGCGTCGTTGTCCAGATCATCCGGCCCGACGGCATAGTTGACGAACCCGCCCAGCGTCGCCTCCTTGCTGTTCTCGTTGCATCGCTGGACGTACTCCATCAGCTTCGTCTCCCGGTCCGGGATCTCCAGCGCACTGACCCATCGGTGCATCTCAGTGCGGCTCACGTCCAGCTCGTCCAGGGCCTGCTGCTTGGAAGTCGGTGCGATCTCGTCCTCGCTCCTGCGCCCCCTGCGCTCCGGCAGGGAGGTGTACATCTCCGCAGCCGCCTCGGCCAGCTTGATCTGATAGATCCGGATCTTGTTCTGCACCTTGATGCTCTCTCGTCTCTGTTTGGCCATCGTCTCCAGGACGTCCAGAGAATTGCGCATCCCCCGGAGCGTTTCGAAGTCCTTGGCCTTCGCGATTCTTTGGTCAATATCTGACCACTCTACCAAGTTCATGTTGATCTCCTCATCTCACAATACAGTAGTCTCCCTCGTCAGGTTCCCTGTTGATACAGTGCGGCACCCGATGTCCGAGGGATGGCTCCGGCCCGCACCCTCCGCCGTGGCGGTGTTTCTTGTGGCAGTACGGGCACTGGATCACCAGGTCCCAGACACCGTCTGTGGCCTGCGTAGCCTTGATCAGTTTCGCGTCCAGACTTTTCATACTTCTCTCCTCCAGAATCCGTCCCGGGCGTATTCCGGGACTTGCTCGATGTTTTTGACCTTCCCGCCGAGCCAACAGTTCGACAGGACGGCCTCGGCCCTGATGGGGATCCGCAGCTCCACCGCGGTCTCCATGATCTCCTTGACCTCTCGGCCCACCGCCTCGATGTCACCCCGGACGCTGCTGATCGTCTCATCATGCACCGTCGAGATTATACGACACGGCGGCTTGTTCGTAAAGCGGCGATACAATTTCACCAGCGCCAGCTTCATCAGATCCGCCGCGGAGCCCTGGATGATCGTGTTCACCGCCTGGCGCAGGGCACGGCCTCGCTTCGCCCTGCCCTCCTCTGTCGAGGAGTCGTACCAGACCTCCGGCAGCCGCCGCTTGCGGCCGCTGATCGTGCGGACGTATCCGTGGCGGATCACGAACCCTTGAGCCCAGTTGATGAACTCGGCGGCCCCCGGATACACCTGGAACCACCCGTTGATGAACGCTCGGCACTCCTCCACCGGCCGCTTGATCTGACGCATCAGACCGTTCGGCCCGATCCCGAAGATGATCCCGAAGTTGACCCGCTTGGCCGCGTCCCGGGTGATGTGCACACCCATCGCCGCCAGCCCGTCGACGGTCTGCTGGTGGATGTCCCCACCCTCGCGGTAGACTCGCAGCATCGCATCGTCCTGACTGAAGTGCGCCATGAACACCAGCTCGATCTGATTATAATCCGCCATCAGCAGCGCCTCGTCGTCCTGGTAGGGGATCACCAGGGCCCGCATCCCCAGGACGTCGAACTGCGCCGGGAAGTTTTGCATGTTCGGCTCAGCCGAACTGAACCGTCCGGTGACCGTGCCGATCTGCCGGAACTCCGGATAGATCAGCCCGTTGTCTCCGGGCTCCAGGGAGGGCAGGAAGCTCGACAGCGTTTTTTCGTAGGCCCGGTACTCCAGCAGGTCCGCGGCGATCTGGTGCCCGCGGTCCCGCAGGATCTCCAGAGAGAACTTGCCCGTGGAGGCGGCCCCTTTTTCCGTCATCGCGATCACCGGCAGCTTCATCTCCTCGAACAGCTTCCTCCGTGTCTGCGGCGCGCTGTTGATGTTGTACTCCGTCTCCGGCCCCATGACCTCGCGGACCCGGATCTCGGCCAGGTCGCGCTGTCGCTCTGCCGCGGCCCGCATCGTCGCCAGCATATCACCGCGGATCCGGACGCCTGATCTGTGCATGTCGGCCAGCAGCGGCACCAGGGGCATCTCCACCCGGGCCAGCGCCTGCCAGACCTCCTGCTGGTGAAGCTGCGGCTCGAAGTGCTCCCAGAGCCGCAGAGTATAGAAGGCGTCGTCCGACGCGTAGGACTCGAACTCTTCCGGCGGTATCTCCCGGATGTCCTGGTCGGCCGACGCCTCCTTGAATGTCGTCATCTCGTACTTGAAAATGGACTTCACCAGTTCCTTCAGCCGGTGCCTCCGGCGGTTCTCGTTCACCAGCCAGGAGGCGATCATCGTGTCGTAGATCATGCAGCGCAGGTCCGCCAGGCCCGCCTTGTTCAGCACGGCGATGTCGTACTTCGCGTTGTGCATGAGGACCTGGACGCTCGTGCAGGCGAAGAACCGCTCCAGCCGCTCTTCGACCTTCTGCGGATCCAGGTTGCCCGGATAGATGCTCCGCAGCGAGACGTAGGATCCCTCCTTGTCTCCTTTCGGACACATCGAAAACCCGACCAGCTCCGCCTCCAGGGTGTTCAGGGAGGTGGTCTCCGTGTCGAAGGCCACCGTCCCCGCTACCAGCGCCCGATCGATCAGGGCGTCCAGTTCTTCCAGGCTACGAACGAGCACTGCGGTACCGCTCCGCCAGTTGGCTGTTGATCTTCGCGGTCTCGTCCTTGATCTCCAGCGCGCAGATGTCCATCAGCTTCTTGTAGGCTGGCCGGTGATCCTCCTGCGGATCCAGGGTGGCCTTTGCCCCCACGTCCACGCGCGCGCTCTCGTAGTTCCCCAGGTTCAGCGTCAAGCCGACCCGGACCTCGATCTCCTTCAGATCCATGTGCTCACGCCTCCTTGATGTACAGCGCCTGGTTCTCTTTGACGTTCACCAGTTGCGCCAGGTCTTCCTGGGTGACAGCCCCGTCCACCAGCTTCGACTCGAAGATCGGCTCGCTGATGACCTCCACGGTCCGCACGCAATCGGCCAGGCCCTTGGCCTTGCAGAACGCCACGGCCTTCTCCTCGTCGAGCCGCACGGTCCGGCGGTTCTGGTACTCGATGCGCCCGTCCTTCAACAGGACCTCAAGGTGGCCCTTGTCGGTCTTCTCGCCGTGCTCCTTCGCGTAGGCCCGAGCACGGTCCCGGATCTCCTCCATCCGGCGCTTGATCCGCTTGGCCTCGGCCGACAGTTCCAGGAACTCCCGGACCTCGGTGTTCATCGTCCGGGTCGGAACCTGCTCCTGCTCCTCAGCCACCGGGACCTCGGTCTCCTCGTCTCTGATCTCCAGATAGTCCAGTAGATCTAAACCCATAGTTTCACCCTCCATTCATGTATCCAGTCTTTGATCTTAGGCGCAACGCGCCCCTTGATGTACGCCTGACCCTGCCGCCCCCAGTAGCTGGGGTGATGCAGGTAGTAGCACTCAACTCCATTTTGCATGATCCGCCCGCCCTCACCGATCGCAGCGTAGGGCAGGACGTACTTCTGCGCCACCCGGCCCAGGAGCACGATCGCCTCCGGCGTGACGTTCTCCATCTCCTGCGTCAGCCACTGGTTTGCGCAGGTGTTCGCCTCCTCCTCGGTGGGTGTGCGGTTGTCCCGCGGGCGGCACTTCACCGTGTTCGTGATGTACACGCGGCCCTCCAGATCCAGACCGCACCGCTTGAACGTCTGCCGCAGCAGCTCCCCGGACCGCCCGATGAACGGCTCGCCCCCTTCATCCTCATCTCGGCCGGGCGCTTCGCCCACCATCATGATCTTGCTGCTCCAGTCTCCGGATCCGGGGACCGGGGACAGGCAGTCCATGTACAGCGGGCACAACTCGCACTGCATGACCTCCGCCTGGAACCGCTCCTCCTGGTTCAGCCGCTCGCGGCCTGGGAACCGTTTCATTCTATCCTTCCTTTTTGCTCGATGACGAACTCCGGCTCTGAGCGATAGATCTGGATCCGCCGCTCCGAGTGCGACCGGAGTGTGGCGTGTTGGTTGTCGAGGAAGTCGACGATGATCGCCCGGTCCTTGCCCGGTGCGGCCCGCAGGGCCCGGCCGACGCGCTGCAGCGCCTGCACCTGGCTCTTGCCCCCACCGGCCAGCACCAGGACGTCCATGTTCGGCAGGTCCACGCCCTCGTCGTAGATCTTCGTGGCGATCAGGCAGCGGATGTCCCCGTCGTTGAACTCCTCGCGGATGCTCCGGCGGATCTCCGTGTCCACGCTCCCGTGCACGAACACCGCGTCCAGGATGTTCCGCAGCGCGTAGCCGTGCTCCAGGCGCTTCACGATGATCAGGACCTTGAAGTCCTTCGCCAGGTGCTCGGAGACGATGCGGCAGATCAGGTTGTTGCGTTTGCGGTTGTAGACGATGCCGCCCTCGTAGATGTCGTACCAGTTGCTGCCGTAGTTGCCCCGGTCGTGGAAGTCGTACAGGTGGATCGTCGTCTGCGCCAGCACGCCCTCCCGGATCAGCTCCGAGGATCCCACCTTCGCGATCGTCCGGCCCGTGGCCGCGCGCAGCATAATCTCGGACCCATCGGTGCGGAACGCCGTGCCGGTCAGGCCGAACTTATAGTAGGCCCGGGCGGCCCGCGCCACGTCGTAGAACGTCTTCGCCCCCAGGTGGTGCGCCTCGTCGATGAACAGGATCTGCGCCCAGTCCAGCAGCTGAACCATCCGCAGGCGTTTCTCGTCGTTCTGCCCGCGCTTCAGCGTGACGTGGATAGTCTGCACCGTGGCCACCGTGACGAAGTTGTCGACCTCGAACAGCCCCGCGCCGATGCGGCCGATCGGAATGTCCAGGAACCGCGCCAGCTCCTCCGATGTCTGGTACAGCAGCTCCTTCGTCGGAACCACGTACAGCGTCGGCAGGTCCAGCTTCGCGATGATCCGCGCCGCCACCGCGGTCTTGCCGCTGCCGGTGGCGAAGTTGATGATCCCCCGGGTGGCCTGAACCGCCTGGTCCTCGATCTTCTGGTACGGCCGATCCTCGCCCTTGAACTCGATCCCCGGCCCCGGCCGCGGCACCTTCCGACGGTCTTCCACCTGGAAGGGGATCCGGTGCTTGCTGAGTACCGTGCAGACGATCCCAGCCAGCCCGGTCGGATATAACGACCCACGCCAGAACAATTTCCTCCGGCCGTTCCACCGGCCCGCCTTGTACGCCTCCGTGAACTGGAACCCATTCACCGGGTAGCTCAGCTCGTACTCCAGCTCCGGACGCACGTGTGCTGGTACCCCGTAGACCCGGGACACCTCGTTCTCGATCACCACTGTCGTCATGTTTCACCCTCAGAAAAACGGGACGGGCGACGTGCCCGTCCCCTCTCAGAGTACCCTCAGAAATTGACTCCCGAGGTGAAGGCTCCGTCGCCCTGTTGCGGCTGCGGCTTCGGGGCGGATCCCCGGTCCAGTTTCGGTGCGATCATCTCCGCGATCGCGCGCAGTTCTTCGACCGCCTTCGGCTGGTAGATCTTGCCCATGTCCAGCAGTCTCGGCTTGCCGTCCGGCCCGAGGACCTCGGGCGGCAGCTGGACGTCGCTGCTCACCGGCATGAAGTTGTAGGTCGTGTCGGTGCTCTTGCCGGAGCGCTGGATGTCCCAGGCACATCCGACCAGCCCACCCTCGCGGGTGTGCAGCTGGCTCAGCAGCTTCAGAACGCGGACGCCCTGGATGTAGATCTTGATCCCTTTCCCTGCGTCGTTCGTCTCCTCGACGGTGCGCACCTGCGGACTTCCATCGACCACAGTGCTCTCGGACCTTTGGATCGTACGCGTGCCGAAATCGTAGATCGTGAACACGCCGACGAACCGGGCCTTGTGGCCCACGTCGCACAGCGGACACCCTCCGGGCATCCCAGCCCGGCAGGTGTACTTGTTCATCCCCTGCTTCAGCCCGTACAGATCATGCTG